TTCATAAAGACAGTGATGTCACTAAGAATCTCATTACTTAATTCTTTCATAATCGTTGTTAATAATGTTTTGGTTTTTATAAGATTGATTCACACAAGACTGTAGGTATAAATACTTCCAAAAGTTTGTGTAAGCCATCTATTGTTAAAATAAAAATTATACCAGTCCTTGCAGTTCTGCAAACTTATTTCGTAGTGTGCTTTTCAGTACCTCTTCGTGATTTGCCATTGTCTTTTTGGTATCAATTCCTTCAATTGTATTCTCAGCAAATATTTGGATCTTACAAACACTCATATTAAGTTTACTTGGGAAGGTAAGACCGTCAGGACCAAATCGGTTTTTGATCACGTGCCATCTACCAGTACCACTAAGTTTGTCTGTAGTCTTACGTGATAGTGACACTACAAAGTCAGCAATCATCACTTTTGAGTAAGATTCTGCTATCTTCTCAGCACCTATGATGTCTTCTTCTAATGCTGAACGGTTTGCTTGTGATGCTGTCCAAACTGGAAATCCGTAGGTACCTGCCAACCCCCTCAAGTCTTCGTAAATACTACCTAGTGCTTGATCATGTCTCTTATTGGAACTTACATGCGTCTCTCTCAACAAATCGGCGTAGTCAACCATCACAATATCAGGCTTAAATCCTTGCATTGTACATTTCTCAATGTGTGCTGTTAATGTTGTTACACTAGCTGTCTTAGTTGGAAAGTACTTGATGATCAGATTACCTTTTAGCTTATCGACAGCAGTCCTAACCTCTTCCATGTTAAACTTTAGATCCTGCGATGGTATGTTTGTGTAGTAAGAATCGAATCGCGATCCTACATAACCCTCAGCTAACTCCATTGTATAGTAAATGACATTAAGACCTCTTTGTACAGCAGCTGCTGCTATACTTACCAAAGCCATAGACTTACCAATACCTGCTGGAGCCACAAACACACCTAACTCACCTCTTCCAAGACCACCATCCATAATCTCATTCACCACATCCCATGGTGTTTCAACTACGTGTCTGACGTTAGCTTCATATCGTGCTTCGACTTGTTGATTGTACTCGTGACCTATGTTACGATCACTTCCAGCTTTCATGGCGTTGTCAATGTTGACTTTGATCTCATCGTACTTACCCGACTTGAGTAACTCAACGCTTTGTAGGATTGCATTTTTAAGCTTCTGGTTTTTACAAAAGCCTATGAACTGGTCTTTGATAAATTGAAGATCATCAGCCTCAAGATGCTGCATAGTGTCCTTTAGCTGCATTACCACTGAGGCTTTGAGTATGTCTATTTCAACTTCATCCACTTTAATCTTTAACACGTCTAGGGTTGGTGGTGTCTTATACTCTTTGTAGTAGTTTAAGATGGTCGTTACAATCCACTGTGCTGCCTCAGAGCTCATGTAATTTGGCTCTATTATATCGCTTACTTGTTGTAGAAATGGCTTGTCCTTCAGGAGGCAAGCTATAACCTTTGTTTGAAAGGCATTTCCAAACTTCATTAAAGTATCTGTAGTCATAACTGTACTATATGGATAATATCCTAACTCTGCAACGCAAAGTTGTCAAGTTTTTGTGTGGTGTCTCGTAGCCACATATCTACGTTTTTGATAGCTCCAGACATTTTATCTTCCATGAGCATAGCTAGAAATCTCATCTTATTACACTTTGCCATTGGAGTTTCTAGTTGGTCTATTACTCTTAGTTTGATCGTAAGATTAATGTCTGTTTTGGATAACTGCATTAACTGAATGTTGCGCTCGATTATATCTTGCTGTTGTAATACAGTTTGATACACTTTAATCTTAGATGACTGCTGCTTAGTAAACTCAATAAAATCACTCAATTCTACCTTATTTGCTTCGGTTAAAAGCGGAAATCTTTTGATTATTGTCTTAGCACCTAGACCATCTACACCGTTGATATTATCACTCGCATCACCTAGCAAAGCTCTGTACAATGCGAAGTTTGATGGCATAATACCATACTCACTATATACATCGTCAGTATAGTACATACGCTTCTTTGTTGGTGACCAGATGTGTATGCTATCATTAACTAGTTGGTAAAAGTCTTTATCCGATGACATGATAAATACCTGACTTTGTTTTTCAATCAAGTATTCATTAGCAATAAACGCTATTGTATCGTCAGCTTCCGTTGCCTCTGCTGTGATTACAGTAAAGGGCATTATTTCCAAATACTCCGTTAGCCTAATAAGCTGCTGTAGTTGGTTATCTTGCTTGTCAACGGTTTCTGAGCGATTAAGCCTTATTTTAAACTTACGATTTGCTTTATACTCACTATATAGCTGTCTTCTTTTAGCTCTACCATTTTTCCCATAAAACACTATCACAACTCGAGTTGGATTCATATTCTTGATAGCATGGCCAATGCTTAGTAGAGTACCACTAATACCACCAACATGCTCACCATCGTTGTTGAGTACTGGACTAGCTGCATAGCTGCGTATAAACGTATTAAGACCGTCAACAATCAGCACCCTACTATTAAGGTGCTGATCATCTTCGGTCTGTCTGTTTTTAAGCTCTGTTAATAGAGCTAGATATCTATTCTGGGAGTTCATCATCTACTGTAACTTCGTCTGGGTCAATGCCTGTGGAATCGCCTTTATACTTCATAACGTATATGTTACAGATTTTATCATAACAATACTTCTTGAGGTCTGGATCTTGTTCCAATAAGCCTCTCCATTCCTTAGCCATGAATCTAATCTCTTCTCCGGTTTCTTCATTAACTAATGTGTAATAAGCACCTGACACCTTTACCGCACCGTAGTCCTTGAGTAAAGTTAACCAGCTATTATAGTCATCAATTCCTGAATTGAAGTAGATATCAAATGTGGCTTTTTTGAAAGGAGGTCCCATCCTATTTTTTATAACCTGAGCTTCTGTTTGTACACCGATAATCTGCTCTGTCTTACCGGATCCACTTTTAAGTTTGCCAATACCTTTGAGGCGCACACGACAGCTTGCATGGAAACCTAAAGCCTTACCACCTGACGTAGTGTACTTGTCTCCAAACATTACACCCATCTTCTCTCTCAGCTGCGATGCACATAGTAACAGTACTCGCTGCTTTGCAATGATGTTTGTAATCTTACGCATTGCCTTAGACATCAGGATAGCTTTTGTTGTTGCCCATCCATCCTTTTCATAATCAGCATCTTGTTCTACTTTTGTAGTAGCTGCTGATACTGAGTCTATAACAATAGTTACTAATCTGTCTTTGGAACTTTTACGGATTGTTTCGATAATGTTCTCAACAGCTTCAAAGATATCCTCGATAGTTTCGAGAGGTACATAAAGCATGTTTGTGACATCCACTCCGATAGCTCTTAGAAACTCCTCACTCAAAGCGTTCTCCGTATCAATGTATACGGCCAATCCACCTTTCTTTTGAGTGTTAGCTAATACGTGAGCCATAATCAAACTCTTACCTGATGCCTCCATTCCTTGTAGTTCGACAATACGTCCTACTGGAAATCCTCCATCTGGTCTGTTTGAAATAGCCAGGTCTAACAGAGAGGAGCCGGTACCGACCCACTCTGTTAAATCTGTTGGTGTATCATCATGGCCGTCAAGAAAGTGAACCGCTTTAAAGTCTTTAAACTTCTTGTTCAAGCTATCTGCTAATGCAGACGCAAGTTCATCCCTCCCTGATATCTCATCAGGGGTTATTGTTGCTTTCTTTGCCATGATTTATTAGCTGTTAAATAGTTCGTCGAATGCTGTGTTAATGTCTTCTACTTTCGTAGCAGTAGTTGCTCCTGATATAGGTTGCTTATCCTCAGGCTTTGGTGCGCTAGCATTGGTGTCTGGGTTAAGCCACTTTTCGAGAGCTTCTGTCATTTCACTATACGACAACTCTGTGAACATCTCAGAAATGTTCTTCTGTTTGTTAACAATCAACTCTGCAATCTCTTTGTCTGTAGTTGCTGGTGTTGTGTTAGGTTTTACACGTACTGTGTAGCTTGGGAAGGCTCCTTCCTTTTCTGCTGGTACGTGCTCAACTGTCAAGTCACGACCATTCATAAGGTCAGTAATGTCACCGTAATCAGGATCTGCAATTACACCAAGAAGCTCTTGATAGATTTGCTTACCGAAGCTCCAGAACTTAACACCTTCTGATTCCTTACCACGTACAATTACTGGTACGTAAACACGGAACTTAGGTTCAATTTTCTTTCCAAGCTTCCAATCCTCTTTGTTACCTGATTTTTTAAGTTTCT